TACTGTTACAAATACAGCACCAATCTTTGTTGTTAAAGATTTAACCGACACACTTCAAGGAACTGGTCTGTTAGCAACACCAGTCGCATACAGAGGGTAAAATGAAACTCATCGCCGAATTAACAGAAGATACTCAATATATTACTGAGAGATCTGAAGACGGTAATAAGCACCATTATATTACTGGTCGCTTTATGACTGCAGAAGAAAAAAATAAGAACGGCAGAATGTATAAAAAAGATATTCTGGTAAACGAAGTTGCTAGATATCTCAGAGAAGTTGTTCAAGCTAAAAGAGCTTTCGGCGAATTGAATCATCCTGCTGGACCAACAATCAATCTTGATCGTGTATCGCATATTATCACAGAACTATCATGGGACGGTAATTATGTAAACGGTAAAGCAAAAATCACCTCAACTCCAATGGGTGAAATTGCTAGAGGTCTCCTAGAATCAGGTGGACAATTGGGCGTTTCAACACGTGGCATGGGTTCTTTGAAAGAAGAAAAAGGTGTCATGGTCGTTCAGAGCGATTTCAAATTATCTACTGTTGATATTGTTTCTGATCCAAGTGGTCCTGGTTGTTTCGTAAATGGAATAATGGAAGGCGTTGAATGGATTTACGATCCAATCAAAGGATCTTGGCATGAAGAAAAACTTCATGAAATTAAAAAGACTGTGCATAAAATTTCAAAAGCACAGTTAGAAGAACAGAAACTTGCCATTTTTGAAGACTATATGGCTTCTCTGGCAGCAAAATCTAATTTTTTATAAATATATTAAATTTCACTTAATAGGAGACTATTTCAATGGATAATAACGAATACGATCTCGAAGACGTTGCTAACCTAGACGAAGCAAAATACGAGTCTGGCGGAAAGCGCGAAGAAGAGGAAGAGGAAGAAGAGGAAGAGTCTTCTAAATCAGAGAAAAAAGAAAAGAAAGAGAAGAAAGAAAAAATGGACGAGGAAACACTCGCTGCATCTTCACTTCATCCAAAAGCTCGCGGTTCAGAAGCAATGCCAAAGCTAAAAGCTATGACTGGTGTTATGAACGTAATGGCTGGTATGGGTCATTCTGATCTCATCAACTTCTTTAATCAGGTTCAGTCACAGTTTGGTCCAGGTAAAGCTCCTGGCGCTGAAGACAAATCAGCACAGAATCAATCATCAATTGACACCACTCTTGGTTCTGGTCCAAAAACTAAAGACGCTATGCCAAAGCTAAACGTCAAAGAAGACATTGAAGAAATGTTCAATGGTCAGGATCTATCCGAAGAGTTCAAAGAAAACGTATCAACTCTTTTCGAAGCAGCTGTTTCAGCAAGAATTATTGTAGAAACTGCACGCCTTGAAGAACAATTTGAAACAAAGTTACAAGAAGAAATTGCTACCTTCAATACTGAAGTAACATCAAAGCTCGACACATATCTTGATTATGTTGTTGAAAACTGGATGAAAGAAAACGAAGTAGCTATTGAATCAACCCTACGCAACGAACTTGCAGAAGAATTCGTTGAAGGATTGAAGAACCTATTCGCTGAGCATTATATCGATGTTCCAGAGAATAAGGTAGACGTTCTAGAAGCAATGGCTGAAAAGGTTGCTGCTCTAGAAGAAAAGATGAACGAAGTTATTTCTGAAAACTATGAGCTAAAGAATTCAGTTGCTATTAAAGAAGCAAATGAAATCTTTGAAGAAATTTCTTCTGATCTTGCACTGACTCAGAAAGAAAAATTCGGCGCTCTAGCTGAAGGGATTGAGTTTGACGGCGATCTAGAAACTTATGCTAAGAAACTTATGATCGTTAAGGAGAACTACTTCAAGAATGACGCTACTGTCAGTTCTTCAAACATTGAAGAAGAAACATTCGAGGGCGAGTTAGTAGAATCAACTGTAGCTGTTGACCCATCGGTCAATCGTTATGTTCAGGCTCTCGCCAGAACAGTTAAAAAGTAATTTATTATAAATAGAAAAGATATTTAATTTCTTAAGAAAGGAAAACAAATGTATCTAGCTGAGGAAATTCAAAACAAGTGGGCACCAGTTCTTGACCACGACGCTCTTGGTACTATTAAGGACCAGCATCGTCGTTCAGTAACTGCTGTTATGCTTGAGAACACAGAAAAGGCTCTCCGTGAGTCATCTGCTCATGGTGATTATCAGACTTTAACTGAAACATCATCATTCGTTCATAACAACCTTATGGGCGCTTCATCTTCAACTCAGGGAACTGGCGGTATCGATACTTTCGATCCTGTTCTTATCTCCCTAGTTCGTCGTGCAATGCCTAACCTAATTGCTTACGATATCTGCGGCGTTCAGCCAATGACTGGCCCAACTGGCCTTATCTTCGCAATGCGTTCACGTTATGCTACTGGCGGAAATGCTGCTACTCAGTCATTCAACAATGCTGGCGCAGAAACTTTCTACTCAGAAGTAAACACTCAGTTCTCTTCTGTTACTTCAGGAGCTAACACTCTTGGTCAGAAGCACGTTGGAACTATCCCAGGTGCTACTAATACATCACCACTAACTGCTGTTAACACTTATAACACTGGTTATGGTATGTCAACTTTCCAGGCTGAAGCTCTCGGAACTGATGCTAATACTGCATTCCCAGAAATGGCTTTCTCAATCGAGAAGGTTACTGTTTCTGCTAACACTCGTGCTCTAAAAGCTGAGTACACTATGGAACTTGCTCAGGATCTTAAGGCAATCCATGGTCTAGACGCTGAGACAGAACTAGCTAACATTCTTTCAGCTGAAATCCTAGCCGAAATCAACCGTGAAGTTGTTCGTACTATCAACATCACTGCTGAAGCTGGCGCTCAGGAAAACACAACTACCGCTGGTGTCTTCGATCTTGACACTGACTCAAACGGTCGTTGGTCAGTTGAGAAGTTCAAGGGTCTTATGTTCCAGCTAGAACGCGAAGCTAACGCTATTGCTAAGCAGACTCGTCGTGGTAAAGGTAACATCGTTATCTGTTCTTCAGACGTTGCTTCTGCTCTACAGATGGCTGGTGTTCTCGACTACGCTCCTGCCCTTAACTCAAACAACCTTCAGGTTGATGATACTGGTAACACTTTCGCTGGTGTTCTCAATGGTCGTCTAAAGGTTTATATCGATCCTTACGCTCTCGGTGGTAACTATCTCACTGTTGGCTATAAGGGTTCATCAGCCTTCGACGCTGGTCTCTTCTACTGCCCATACGTTCCACTACAGATGGTTCGTGCAGTTGATCAGAGCTCATTCCAGCCAAAGATCGGCTTTAAGACTCGTTACGGCATGGTTGCAAATCCATTCGCCGAAGGTACTAACCAGGGTCTTGGACGTCGTGCGATTACTACTAACAAGTACTATCGCAGAATTATCGTCAACAACCTTATGTAAGAACCACATAAGCAAGGTGGCAAAAAACTTGGGGGAGCTTCGGCTCCCCCTTTTCATTGGATAAACGTTGTAAAAGAAAACCTTCCTTGTCGATTAAATGGTTCTTTATTTATCATTTCCACTTTTTCTACAGTATGATAAGCAAATGAAGGAAACAATATACCCATATTATTTTTAATTTCTACTTTATAATCAATATCGTCTAATAAAAAATTCCCACCAGAAAAAAGTTTTGGTTCTTGAAACGCCCAAAAAACATAAGTAAAAGTTGTGCAATCTTTATGCGATTCGTAATAATCGCCATCTTGATAATAACTGAATAAAGTGTTATCTACGTTAGTTGTTGTATAAGGTAAAAAGTTATTATCTTGTTCTGCTATAGCATTCATATCTAATAATTCAAAAGGTTTTTTGTATAGATGTAAATAATTAGAAAAATTTCTATTCGTATATATGTGTTCTAAGAATATACCTTTATTTGATTTCTTCAAAGTTCCATCTGGTCTTCTTGCTGCACCGGATTTTTCAGTCATCTTAAGTTTTTCAGGATGACATAAAAAAATACATTCTTTATATATTTCTTGTAGTTCATTATCATCAAAAATATTTTCAAACAAAATAAAAGAAAACTCTGTAGTTTTTATGTGTTTATAATCCATGATTTACCCCAATATAAATAGTAGAAAGGAGTTAATATGACAGCGATAGATAATACGCCATCTAATAAAAACTTTCTAAGTCCTCTGAATTTTAAATTCACGATTAAGAAAGCACCGCATGTCAACTTCTTT